AAAACCCGCTCTCTCCGTGTCTCTCTAGTTCGGATTCCTGTGATCGGGGGGTCGTGATGGTGGCGAAGGCTGCGAAGGTGCCGGATCGTCGGGGTCAGCTCGAGCGGTTGTTGTCGGATCTGTGGGATTCGTTGGCTGAGGCTGATCCGCCGGCGCGGGCGGGGTTGTCGCGTGAGATCCGGTTGACGTTGGCGGAGTTGGCGGCGGCTGGCCCGGTGGAAGGCAGGTCGAAGGCTGATGAGCTTGCTTCAAGACGTGAGGCTCGGCGTGTTGCGGCCGCAGATCGTCCACTCGCCGCCAGACGTGGTCGACCTCGGCGCAGCGGTTGAGGCGATCGAGCTCGGCGATGCGTATGGGGTGTGTGACGGGTTTCCGTTGGATGAGTCGCAGCGGTTCACGTTGCGGACGGCGTTGGGTGAACGTGCGGACGGTAGCTGGGCTGCGGCGACGGTGGGCGACTTCGAGCCTCGCCAGTCGGGGAAGAACGACACGGTCGCGACCCGTGAGCTTGCCGGTCTGATCCTGTTTGGTGAGCGGTTGATCATCCATACGGCGCATGAGTTCCCGACGGCGAACGAGTCGTTTCTTCGGCTGGTGTCGTTGTTCGAGAATTGGGATGATCTGCGGGCGCGGGTGTCGCAGATCCGGTACGGCAACGGGACGCAGGCGATCGAACTGTTGGGCGGTTCCCGGCTGCTGTACAAGGCTCGCACCGGGGGGTCGGGTCGTGGGTTCGCTAAGGCCGACCTTGTGGTGTATGACGAGGCGCAGCACTTGAAGGCTGAGCATGTTGCGGCGTCTGGTCCGGCCCGTCTGGCGAACCCGAACTCGCAGGCCTGGTATTTGGGTTCGGGTGGTTTGGAGTCGTCGGTGAATGCGTGGCGTATGCGTCGACGGGCCCTCGAGGGTGGCGGCGGCCGGTTCGCCTATGTTGAGCACACCGCCGAACTGGTGACGCTCGGGGCCGACGGTCGGGTTGGATCGGTAAAGCCGACAGACGTGTTGGACCGGGAAGCGTGGGCGCAGGCGAATCCTGCTTACGGGCATCGCATCACTGATGAGTCGATGTTGACGCTGTACGACGAGCTCGGCCCCGAACTGTTCGCCCGTGAATGTTTGTGTGTGTGGGACCCGGAGCCCGATGCCGGTGATTCGGTGATCCCGGCCGATGTGTGGGCGGCGCTCGTCGACCCGGGCTCGGAGATTGTGTCTCACCGCTGCTACGCACTCGACGTGTCACCGGATCGCAGGTGGGCGTCGTTCGCTGCCGCCGGCCGCCGCGCCGATGGCCGGTTGCATGTTGAGGCACCTGAGCATCGGCCGCACACCGATTGGGTCAAGGACTACGCCGTTGAACTGTGGCGCAAACACAAGATCCCGTTGCGGATCGACAAGTCGTCGCCGGCCGCTGCGTTCATTCTGCCGTTGCGTGAAGCCGGGGTCGAGCTCGTCGAGGTGTCGTCGGCTGAGGTGACGCAGGCGTGCGGCCAGTTCATCGACGCCGCGCTTAACGACGGGCTTCGTCATCTGAACGGGTCGGCGCTCAACTCTGCTCTGCGGGGTGCGGTGTTGCGTTCGTCGGGTGACGCGAGCTTGTGGGGGCGGAGAGTGTCGAAGGTCGACATTTCTGCTCTGTGTGCGGTGACTGTCGCGGTTGGTGGGGTGCCGCAAGAGGCGACCGTCGATCTGCTGACTCAAGTGTTCTAAGGGAGGCGACAGTGCGGAAGTTCGCCTTCCCGGCCGAGGTCGTCGGGGTCGGTCTGATTGTGGCTGGTGTCGCGTCGTTCTCTGCGGCGGTGGCTCTGATTGTGGCCGGCGTTTCGTTGGTCGTGCTCGGTGAGGTTCACGGCTGATGCGGCTGTTTCAGCGTGAACGTCGTGATGCGACGGTCGATGCGATGGTGGCCGCGTCAGGTCGCAGGTTGTCGACTTCGTCGGGGGTGCCTGTCAACGAGGCGATCGCTTTGACGTTGCCTGCGGTGTGGGGTTGTGTCGATCTGCTCGCCGAGCTGGTGTCGACGTTGCCGGTGGATGAGTACCGCAAGGTGAACGGGGTGCGGATCTTGCAGCCGACCCCGCCGTTGTTGGATGATCCGGCGCGGGACGGAACCGGGGTCGAGGTGTGGTTGCGTCAGGCGATGCATTCGGGTTTGTTGCGCGGCAACGTGTACGGGTTGATTCTGGGGTTGGGTTCGGATGGTTGGCCGGTACAGATCGAGTCGTTGCATCCGGATCGTGTGACATGGCGCAGACAGAAGACGTTCGGTCCGGTCGAGTCGTATCTCGACAACAACGAGATTGAGCGTTGGCCGCTGGGTCCGTTGTGGCATGTGCCGATTCATGCGACGCCGGGTTCGCCGATCGGGATGTCGCCGTTGGCGTATGCGGCGGAGACGATCGGGTTGGGGTTGGGTGCGAACAGGTATGCCGCGGGCTGGTTCAACGGTGGCGGTCTGCCGATCGCGACACTCGAATCCGATCAGGTGATCGACAAGCCGGCTGCCGAAGCGTTGTCGGAGCGGATCTCTGAAAGCTTGGTGCCGGGTAGGCCGCTGGTGTTGGGTGCCGGGTTGAAGTTGAACGCGATTCAGGTCGAACCGCAAGACTTGCAGTTCTTGGAGACGATCAAAGCGAACGCCGATGATGTCGCCAAGTTCTTCTTCCGACGCCCCCCCGGCGAGGGTGGTTCGGTCACCTACGCCAACGTCGAATCCCGCTCTCTCGACTTGTTGACCTACACGCTGATCGGGTGGATGGTTCGCCTCGAGAAGTCGATGACTCGTCTGCGGCCACGTCCCCGCTACGTCAAGTTCAACGAGAAGGCGCTGCTCCGTACCGACGCCCTCACCTCAGCGAAGGTTGCCGATGTGTTGGTGCGGTCCGGTCTGCGGTCCCGTGACGAGTTGCGCGAGAAGGACGATTACGCGCCCATCCCGGACGGCTCCGGCTCCGAGTTCTTATGGCCGCCGTACGCAACGACGCTAGGAGGTGATGCGAGTGACGGATCTTCGCAACTTGCCGCAACCGGTACGTGAACGGCTCGCCGAAGGCTACGGCGCCGATTTCCTCGGGGAGCGTCACCGCGGGTTCGACATCGACTACAAAGGCAAAACGCTCGAGCATCGGGCGACGCCACGCGTCGAGTTGCGCTCGCTGGCTGACGGCACACCGGTCATCGTCGGTTATGCCGCGATCTACGAACACGCCTACGACGTGGCCGGCGGCGCCCCGTACGGCTGGATCGAAACCGTCGCCCGTGGCGCCCCTGACAAGTCGATCGACGAACGCGACGACGTGTACCTGTTCTTCGACCACGAAGGTTTGCCGTTGTCGGCGACGAAGGCCGGGACGCTCACGCTCGAGTCGGACAAGATCGGGCTGTTCAACGAGTCCCGCCCCGATGTCCGGTCGCAGCATTCGATGGAAGTCGTGCACCGTCTGGAGCGCGGCGAGCTCGACGCGATGTCGTGGGCGTTCCAGGCGATCCGTCAGGAATGGAATGACGACTACACCGAACGACGCATTCTCGAAGCAAAGATCTTTGATGTGTCGGTCGTGTCGTTCCCTGCCAACCCCGCGACCGTCGTGCAGCTCCGCTCTGCCACCTCTGGCCGCATGGCTGAGATGCAACAGATCCTGGCCGACATCCGTTCGGCCTAGCGCCCAATAGCGCAACTCCCGCGCCGGCAGCCACGCCGGACCCGCAACGCACCACCCACCCGCAAGGGTGCGCCGGACGTTTCGACGGGCACCACCTGGCAACCACCCGGGCTCCACCCAAACCACCAACACAGGAGTCCCAATGTCCGATACTGCCACTGATACTGGCTTCGCGCTGAAGCAGGTGCGCGAACAACTCAAGGCGAAGCTCGATGAGCGCACCGCCGTCCAGGCCCGCAAGGCCGCCGCCGAAGCCGAGGTCGACGCGATCATCGCGAAGGCCAACACCGAGCGGCGCGACATCTCCGACGAAGAGCTCGCTCTTGCGAAGGAACGGCGTGAGGCGATGGAGCCGTTGAAGGCCGAACTCGAAACCGTGCTCGCCGACATCGACGGGCTGCAGCAACGCGAGACGCTGCTCAAGGATCACATCGCCGCCAAGGATGCGTCGACGTCGGCGACGGCCCGCTGGGCCGGCATGTCCGATACGACCGAGGTTTCCACTGTTCGTGTCAAGGGTGAACCCCGCACGTACAGCAGGGGGTCGGCGCAGCGTGGTGTTTCGTTCTTCGCTGACGCCTACAACGCCCGCTACAACTACGACACGCAGGCCGAGCAGCGCATCCGCCAACACTCGAACGAGGTCAGTGTTGAGCATCGCGACATCACGACGTCGACGTTTAACGGACTGATCCCCCCGCAGTACCTGCTGGAGGATTTCGCTCCGCTCGCCCGCGCCGGCCGCCCGTTCGCGAACAGCGTCCCGACCCGCGACCTGCCGCCTTCCGGCATGTCGCTCATCTCGACGAAGACGACGACCGGCACCGGCACCGCTGTGCAGACCGTGCAGAACACGGCGGCGACCGAAACGAACCTGGTGACCACCGACATCACGATCCCGGTCGTGACGATCACCGGTCAACAGGACTTGTCACGTCAGTCGATCGAGCGTGGCGCCCGGTCCGACACCGAAGTGTTCCAAGACCTCCTGTCGGACTACAACACCAAGCTCGGCGTCCAATGGTTGCGGGGCATCGGATCTGCGGGCGAGTCGAAGGGCATCATCACCGCCGCGACACAGACACAGACCTATGTCGGTACGACGGTCGCGTCGTTCATCTCGAAGGTGCTCGGCGCCGCCAACGACGTCAACACCGGCATCTTCAAGCCGGCGACCGTCGTTGTCATGTCGTCTCGTCGCTGGCACTGGCTGCTGGCGTCGTCCGACACGACTGGCCGTCCGATCGCGGCTTCGATGGCTTCGCTCGGCATGAACATCAACGCCCTCGGCGGCACCGGCTACGGCGTCGGCGTCGGAGTCCTCGTCGGCCCCGGCCTCCCGGTGATCGTCGACGAGGGCATCGGCGCCGGCTTCGGAGTCTCCACCAACGAGGACCGGGTCATCGTGACCCGCCTCGAGGAGCTCCGCGGTTGGGAGGATTCGGTGATGTCGTTCCGGTTCGACGAGACCGCCGGCGCACCGCAGACGATCCGTCTCGCCGTGTTCGGCTACTCGGCGTTCAACGCCGAACGGTACGTGTCGGGCACGTCGCTCGTCGTTGGCTCCGGACTGGTCGCACCGACCTTCTGACAGTTCCCCCGGCATCCCGCCCTCTTCCTGCCTTTGGTCGGGTGGGATGCCGGGGTTCGACCAAAGGCAACCAAAGGCAGGGGAGTAACCCGAATGTCAGACATCCACGCCCCGAAAGGGACGATCACACTCGCGCTCGCGTCCGGTGACCGGCCGGAGCCGCACACGATGCGAACCGTGCTCGACATGGTCATGTTCGACCGTGAGCTCGGCCACCAACATTTGCATCCGTCACGGCCCACCGTTTGGGTGGTCGGTGCCACGTTCGTGACGAACGCCCGTAACCGGCTGGTGCAACGATTCCTCGATCAGCCCGTCGACAGTCGGGCTGACTGGCTGCTGTTCCTCGATGACGACCAGCTGTATCCGGAGACGCTGCTCGAGATCCTGATCGCGTCGGCTGATCCGGTGGAGCGGCGCATCGTTGGTTTGCCGGTGTGGCGGTTCACATCGAAAGATGATGGGCCGGTGCGGGTGACGCACAACGTGTTCGACGTCGATGAGCACGGCTGGTTTGTTGAATGGCCTGACGAGCTACCTGAGAATGCGGTGGTTCAGGTCGCGGCGGTCGGCACTGGCTGCATGTTGGTGCATCGCACCGTCCTCGAAGAAATCCGACAGATGGCCGACGACAACGGGCGCGGCACGAAGTGGTGCTGGTTCGTGCAGCAGGTGTATCAGCCGGCCGACGTCTGCGAAGGCGAAGACATCTGGTTCTGCCGTATGGCCGCCGCCGCGCGGATCCCGGTGTGGGTCAACACGTCGACGACGTTGCAACACGCCAAGACAGTGATGCTGCAAGGACCGTCTCCGGTGGGTGCGTATTCGATCGGCGGTGAACCTGCCCCCGCGGGGCCGAGCATTGTTGAACCTGCCGACGAACAGGTCGCGGTGATCGTGCCTGTGTTGAATCGGCCGCAGAATGCGGCACCGTTCATGCGGTCGTTGCGTGCTTCGACGGGGTTGGCGAACGTGTATGCGGTCTGTTCCAACGACGATGATGCCGCGGCGTGGATGGAACACCCCGATGTCACTGTCGTGAAGTCGGAGGGGGTGTCGTTCGCTGAGAAAGTCAACGACGCCTACAAGACCACGACGGAACCGTGGGTGCTGCTCGTCGGTGACGACGTCCGTTTCCATCCCGGCTGGCTCGACCACGCCCAACACGTCGCCCACACCACAGCCGCCAAAGTTGTCGGCACCAACGATCTCGGCAACGCCCGCGTCATGCGAGGCGAGCACGCCGTCCACATGCTCATCGCCCGCACCTACATCGACGAACACGGGGCGTCGTGGGACGGTCCCGGTGTTGTCTGCCATGAGGGTTACCGCCATTGGTTCGTCGACGACGAGATCGTCACTGTCGCCAAACAGCGCGGGGAGTGGGCGCCGGCGACTCGTTCGATCGTTGAACACATGCACCCCCTCTGGGGTAAGAGCGTGGACGACGACACGTATCGGCTCGGTCAACGCTCCGTCGACCGCGACCAGCGCACCTACCTCAAACGGCTCCGCCGCTCCGAGCTCGCGTGAACTTCCACCTCGACATCGAAGCGTCGGTGATCGCGACTCAACGTCAGAACGCTGGCGGCGCCATCAAGATTTGGGAAGATCTCGACCGCTATGAGCGGGTCATCGCCGCCACAACCCCGGATGTTGTGGTTGAGTGCGGCACCTTGTTTGGCGGGTCCGCACGCTGGTTCGCCGCCCGCGTCCCACAGGTTGTCACCGTCGACATCGCCAAGACCTGCTGGTTTGACGACGACCAGAACATCACGGCGATCGTCGCCGATTCAGCGAACCACGCCACCGTCGAACAAGTCGCCGACCACATCCACAACGGCGACCGGGTGATGGTCGTCCTCGACTCCGCCCACACAGCCGAACACGTCTTCGACGAAATCACCTTCTACGGGCCGCTGGTATCTCCCGGCTGCTACCTCGTCGTTGAAGACGGCATCGTGCGCTGGATGTACGGGGAGGACGACACCCCCGGCCCACTCGAGCCGATCGCCGAACTACTCGACGGCAATCCCGACTGGGTGCGTGACGAACACATTGAGCAGTTGCATCCGGTGACGATGCATCCGGCTGGGTGGTGGCGTCGTGAACCCTGACCCCTTTCCGCACACGGTGCTCGACTGGTGGTTCGACCGTGAACTACTCGAAGCCGTAGTCGGCGAATTCCCCGACGTCAACGCGCAGGGGTGGAAGCAGTACGCCAACAGCAACGAAGGCAAATACGAGGGGCCACCGGCGATGTGGGGGCTGTCCACCTTCGACTACTTCGACGAACTAGAAGCCCGCACCGCCGAGCTAGGCGACATGACCGGCATCGCCGATCTGTCGATGGAAACCGTTGGGGGCGGCTACCACCTGATACCCCCCGGCGGCCACCTCCAAATGCACACCGACTTCAACCATTCGCCGTCCAGTGGATGGTGTCGTCGCCTCAACGTGCTCACGTTCCTCAACCCGAACTGGACCGACCCCGGCGGCCATCTTCACCTCGGCGCAGACGAACAGGTTGACATCGTCCCGGAGATGGGCCGCACCGTCATCTTCGCCACCTCCGCCACCTCATGGCACGGCCACCCAAACCCCGCGGCAGGTTGGCGGCGGTCGCTCGCCGCCTACTTCTTCACGCTCGAGCACGCCCCCGACTGCGACCACAACAACCGATCAACGGAGTGGCTCCATGCATGAAGCAGTCATCGAATACGTATCCCGCGAAATAGCCGCCCGCGATCTGAACCGCGACAAGTACACCGTCCTCGACTTGGGTGGCCGCGACATCAACGGCACAACCCGCCAACTGTTCAACAACGTCGCAAGCTACGTCTCCGTCGACATTGCTGACGGTTTGGGGGTGGACATCGTGGCCGACGCCGCCGACCTCAACCTTGACGAACGCTTCGACGTCGTCGTCTCGACAGAACTACTCGAGCACACCGAACGCGCCGACGAAATCGTCGCCGCCGCTGCCCGCCATCTCAAACCCGGCGGCGTCTTCGTCGCCACGATGGCCGGCCCCGGACGTAT